GAGGTCATGCGCCGCATCCAAGAGCTTGAGCAAAAGGCTGCGCTGGCCGAACAGCTCGCCCAGCAGCACGCTCAGGCGCAATGGGAGAAGACGTATCGCGAAGCGCTGGACGCCTATGTCAAGGACAAGGAAGGCGCAGACCCGGAGGCAATCAACAAATATCTGGTTGATCTGGGCGTCTCCGTCGACCCGAACAACATCACGAAATACTTCGACATGGCGTACAGGGCGCTGAAGTTCGAGGAGTTGGCGAAGCGACTCGAGGGCGCCGAGAAGGACGGGATGAAGAAGCTGATCGGCGCGAAGGGTTCGATCCCGGCGAACGTCGGTTCGTCCGGTCAAGGACAGGTGTCCAGCGGGCCGCCGAAGACGTTCGCAGATGCACGGGCGCGCGCAATGGCGCGCCTCGGCGCTACAGAATAATGATTCAGGAGATGATGCGAAATGGCATTCGATCTGTCTGCCGCAAGTGCGGTTCTCAAGGAAGATTACCTGGGCCCGGTCCGGGAACAACTGAATAACGACAATCCGGTCATTCAGAAGCTGGTGCAGAACAAGCAGCAGGCAACCGGTAAACGATTCTATGTGCCGCTGCATATCGGCCGGAACAGCGGCGTCGGCTATCGCGCGGAAGGCGCGGCTCTGCCGGCGGCTGGCAGCCAGAAATACAAGGAATCGACGGCGAACTGCGCGTACCTGTACGGCCGCATCGAAATCACGGGGCCGACCATCAAGGCAATGCGCAATGACAAGGGCGCATTCATCCGCGCCGTCGAATCCGAAATGAAGGGCCTGCTGCGCGACCTGAAAGACCAACGCGCGCGGGCCCTTTTCGGCAACGGCACGGGCATGCTGGCGAAGTTCGATGCTAACTCCAACACCAACACGCTCACAGTCGACAAGGTGAAATACTTCCAGGTTGGCATGATCATCGACATCCTGCAAAGTGGCGGCACGCCTGTCGCGACTGGCCGGACCATCACGAACATCGACGAAGGAAACAAGACCATCACGATCGACGGCGCCGCCGTGACGACGTCGAATACGGACATCGCGGTTGTGACGGGCGACTACAACGTCGAAGCGATGGGCCTTGGCGGCATCATGGACAGCTCGCTGACGCTGCAAGGCATCAACCCGGCCACCAACCCGTGGTGGAAGCCGAACAGAATCGCGAACAACGGTACGCCGCGCGCGATTTCCCAGCAACTGATGCGGCAGGCCGTCGACCTGTCGGAGATCCGGGGCGGAAAGGTCGACTGGATCACGACGTCGTATGGTGTGCGGGCCGCGCTCGAGGCGATCATGCAACAAAACGTGCGGTACGTCCGCCCGATGACGCTCGAAGGCGGCTTCAACGTGCTGGAATACGACGGCATGCCGATCTTCGTCGACCGCTACCACGAGTCGAACCGCATGTTCTTCCTCGATTCGTCCGAACTGGACCTGTACCAACTGTCGGACTTCGAGTGGATGGAAGACGACAAAGGCGGCGTGCTGCGGCCGAAGTCCGGCTACGATGCATACGAGGCGACGATGTTCTGCTACGAAACGCTGGTCACGTACCGCCGGAACGCACACACGGATCTGGCAGACCTGCAAGAGCCGGCCGGTTACATCGCCTGATCGGTTACAGCACATGGAGAGCCCCGAAGGGCTCTCCTATTTCTTTGCATATGGGGAGGGAAAATCGTGGCGCAGTACGACATCCACAGCATCGAGGATCGCCTGCAGGCGATCGACCCGCGCATTGTACGAATCGACTTCAACCACGCCCGCGAGCGGCACGAAATCATCGCCCGGGACAACCACGGAGCAGAGTATATCGCATTCACGGTGCCGTGGGGCGAGCTTGACGCACGGGTTGAGCGTGAACTGTATCGGATCCGGCCGGAACGCATGAACCCGTTCGAGGAAGTCCGTCGGGCCGAGGAACACAAGCAGCGGGCCGAAGATAAAAAGATTCACGACATGGCGACCGATCTGGTCGAGAACATCCAATCTTCATTCCGGCACAAGCCGAGTCGGTCGATTGAATGAAACGGGGGTGACGCATCGTGAACCTGCGCGACCTGAAAGACCGGATCTTCCAGATGACGAACGGGATTTACCGCGATCAGGAGCACATGCGCGTGCTGGTGAATCAGGCGCTGATCGAACTTGCGAAGGCTGCGAAGATTCAGTCGACGGCGACCATCACGACCACGCCGGGCGTCGGCGAATATCCGCTGCCGGCCGACTTCAAAGAGGCAATCAGCCTGCTGGAAGGCACGCCGGACAATCCGGTCATGGAATGGCGGCTGGTTGATCCGATGTCGCCCCTCGGAGGCTTCGCGATTTATAACAGCCAACTGATCATCAAGCCGACGCCGCAGGATTCCCGGACGCTGACGCTGTTCTATTACGCCTATCCGCCGGAAATGGTCAGCGATACGGACGATCTGCCGATCGACGACCGGTATGCGTATGCGGTCGCGGCGTATGCGGCGGCCATGATCCTGTCGCTGCCGGGCATGGAGGGTGTGAGCCAAGGAATGATCGACCGTTACTTCCGGTTGTTTGAGGATGCGAAAGCGCGGTTCGTCGCCGACATGCAGCGGAGAAACAAGCGGACCACGGTCCGGAAGGTGGTGGATTGGTGGGTATGAAGACGTATCAATTCACCTGTTGCGTGCGGATCGAGGAGACAGGCGATCTGATGCCGATATACGGCCTCGTGACGCCACCTGTGACGGCAAACACTCCGACCGAGGCAATGTACCACCCGGACACGATAGCCTTTCTAACCCTGCACAAATGCAGGGTTTTTGAACTCATCAGGCGGTGATCGAATGCATACGTGGAATGCAGGCCAAATCCTGACCGTCGTCCGAACGGTAAACAAGATGGACATCGACTATTTGGGTCCAGACCAGTCGACGCAGGATCAGACATTGATCCAGTTCATGAACGTCGCACTCTGGAAGCTGGCGCGCCTCATGTACAACACAGAGATCAGCGACGTGCTGACCGTCTCCGGCGATGGTCCGGTCACTTTCCAGAAGGGGCAGGCACCTGTCACAAACATGTTTGAGCCGCTGCGGATCGTGGATGTGAGTTCGGGTTCTGAAATGCCGAAACGGCAGGCATTCACGTCCGCCCGCGGGTGGTACTGCGAGGGACCGAATCAGCCGATCGACATACGCGGCTTCACGGGCGATTTCCAGCTTCACTACATCCGGTATCCGCGCCAAGTGACGCAGGCCAGCGACCCGGTCGATTGTCCCGAATCCGGCTATCACGCGCTGATTCAAGAGATTTCCGCTCTCGTCAAGCTGACGAAGAACTTCTACGATGAGGCCGCCGCGGCGCAGAACAATGCACAGGTCGGATATCCGGCAATCACGCAGGCCGCCATTTCGGCGCGCGGGCCGTCGTCTGGCGGCAATCCACCGTCGTTCCGTGACGCGGACAGGTTGAGGGGTGGTTGATGTGCCAGGCGGAAAGCAACAGGCCGTCGTCTTGAACCTGAGCGTGTCCGGCGGGATCAACACCGTCGCCCAGCCGACGGCGCTTGCAGAGAATCAAGCGCGCTACCTGCTCAACGGCGTGCAGCCCGCCGGCCGTCTCGGCCCCTGCGCGAAGCGGCCGGGAACAATCCCGGTCACGACATCGCCGCTGTCGAATCCGATCCGCTGGATTACAGTTTACCGGACTGGCGCGGATGATCGCATCCTCGTGACCGCCAGCAACAAACTGTACCGTCTGAACGGCACGGCGCTGCAGGAAGTCTCCGGCAATCTGAACAGCTCCGACATCTTCGACGTCGACTTCACGGACGGGAACAGCCAATCGCGGAAAATCATCGTCGACGGCGGCAGCATAAAGGCATATGACGACGCCACGAACACGGTCGCAGCGATCACACCGGCGCCTGACGACCCGAACCCGAATCCGCCGAACGTCTTGAGCAACCTTCACAGCATGGGAATGAAATACTGCTTCAGCTATCAGGGCCATGTGTTCGTGTCGGATGGCTCCGATACATGGTGGTATTCGAAGCGCTACACGTTCGATTACTTCCCGTCCGTCCAATGGGAACGCTGGGTCCGCGAGAACGACTACATGCAGGGCCCTGGCATCTCGTTTGACAATGTGCTGATGCTTCCGATGCGCCGCGGGTGGGGGATTTTGTTCGGCAGCTCGTTCGACGATTTCATCGGGAACCAATTCCTGAACACCCGCGCCGGCGTTGTCGCGCCGCGGTCCATCGCCCGGCTGACCTACCCGGACGGCCGCAGCACCATCGCATACCTGTCGGACGACGGCGTGTACGAAATCTACGACACGCAACTGCTGGACACCGGATCTCGCCGGTATGCGACGCGGTCGATTTCCGTGGACAAAATCGACTTCGACGCCCTCGGCCTGTCCGAGCAGGAGAAGGAGGCGGCGGTCGGATACTTCGACCCGCGTACGAACCTGTATTTGCTCCGGTTCAACCGCGGAACCGAACGGCTCTGCTACGCCTACGATGCGCGGAACCAGGAATGGTATCCGTGGACCAACATCAGGGCTGCCGGCTTCGCGCGGAGCGGCGCAGAGCTCTATTTTGCCGGTGAGACGGGCCACTTGCATAGGTTCGATCCGAACGAAGGCAGCGACTGGGACAATGCGTCGAAGACGAGCGGCACGCCGGTGGAGTTCTGGCGTATATCCGACCTGATTGCGCTCGAGCGAACCGGGAAGATGAGTGTATTCGACGAGCTCATCATCTTCGCCCGCCAGTACGCATCGAAGTCCAGTCTTGACGTTACCGTGGTGTTCTACAGCTCGAAAGTTGAACTCGAGCGGGCGCTGAAGAATCAATACATGAGCTGGAACGTGACGGAGTGGAACGAGGCGGCATGGGCGAATCTCGACTATACCGATCTTGTCAGCGCGCCGAAACCGCTGATATTCTGCCGCTCGTCCTACTACGCGCAGATCGTTCTCAAGAACGACCGCGATGAACTGTGCGAAATCTACGACATGACGCTCAAAGGTCGTCTGTCCGGATATTGAGGTGATGCCGAATGGCGCGATTGCCAGCAGACCGAACGAAACTGAATGCGGCCGTCCAAAACCAGCAACCGTCAATTGTCGCAGACGCCATTGCAAACCGCGAAGCGCTTATCGAGGCGTATGACACCATCGACATGCTGTATAACTTCACCGCCGGACTAGTTGCCGGCGGTACGCTCCAGCCGTACCCACACGGCCTCTACCGCAACGCCATCATCAACGGCAACTTCGATGTGTGGCAGCGGGGGACAATTTTTGGATCGGGCGTATATACGGCAGATCGATGGTTGGGGCTATATTTCGGCTCAAATACCCAATATTCCCGTGAGACGATAACTGACCTTCCGGGTAGTCAGTACGCTATAAAGGTACAAAACATTTCGGGCCAATCAAATTTTGTTGGAAGCATTGTGCAACGAATCGAATCCGTCAACGCTGCATTGCTTTACGAAAAAACTGTAACTTTGTCTTTTAAGGTAAAGTGTACGGAAAACAAAACATTTTCAGTAATGGTTCGCAGTCCGTCCGCCAAAGACAACTTTTCGACCACCAACACCAGGCACGCAAAGAGCGATTGTCAAGCGATCGCCAACACATGGTCAACGGTTGTATTTACGTTCCCTCTTACCGATCCAGAATTTAAGAACGGTATAGAGATATCCATTGGCGATCAGAATGTTGACCAAGAGATAGCCGTTGGTGGGTATTATCTCTTTGCTCAAGTGCAGTTGAATGTCGGAGATATTCCGTTACCCTTTCAACCGCGCAGCTTCGCGGAAGAACTGGCGCTGTGTCAGCGGTATTACCAACGCGGGTTGCAGTATCGATCTGTCGGAACGTTTTATGCGCCCAGCGCGGCATCAATTATCGTACCTCATATCGTCCCTATGCGCATAGCACCAACGCTTGGGAAGATTCCGGGTACATCAATTATGCTCGATGATATTGGAGTCGGTGAACTGACAACTTCCAACTCGCCGTTCAACATCATCGCATCAGAAAACGCAAGCAAGTTCGATATAGATGGCTTTACAGGTGCAAACCCATACAGGTTTGCGCGGTTGCTCAACGACTCCATCTATCTTGACGCTGAGTTGTAAGGAGGCACGCCATGCGTACAGGAGGCTATAACCACTACATCCGCACGAACGAAGCCGGGGAGATCGTCCACGGCTTTTCTGATGCGTTTGAGCAGCCGCAGGACGGCGACATCCTCATCTGCGAGGACGGGCCGCGTCATTTCCATCTCGCCCATCCGTGGCCGCTCCAAAACGAGCGCGGGCAGTATCGGTTCCGGTGGGTAAATGGTCAGCGGGTCGCGAAGGCGCAGGATGAACTTGATGCGGAGTGGGCTGCGCGACCGCCGGGTCCGCCGACACATGAACAGCGGATGAGAGCGACTGAAGACATGCTGCTTGAATTCCTGCTGGGAGGGACGATACCATGACGCAAAGCGAAGCTGCAAAGAACTTCCTGCTTTCAATGTGGCTCCAATGCCGCATAACGGCAAATCAGGTAGAGCTGGCCTATCAACTCGGACGTATAACTGAACAAGAGCGCGACGAAATTCTCAATACACCGCGCCATTGCGAATGATTTATGGTAGAATATCCCTACCAACACATGAAGAAGGTGGTAGGAATGCGGCGGAAACTCTCACTCCTGATCGCCCTGCTCTTATTCACGTTCGGTGCGACATACGCGACCGGCGCAGGCGGCCAATTCGTCAAGGTGTTCGTTAACGGCAAGCAAGTGCAGTCCGGCCAGATTATTGACGGATCGACGATGCTTCCTCTCCGGGCCATAGCCGAAGCGCTCGGCGCAACCGTGGAATGGGACGGCAGCACACGCACGGCGAAGATCACCACAAAGGAGCCGCCGGCAGAAGCGCAGCCCGGACTCACGCTGGCAGAGCTGAACAAGATCGGCGAGTCGGTGCCGATGCTTTTTATATATGACGCGAGCGAAAATTACATCGGTCAAGGATCGGGATTCGTGTATAACGACCTGATTATCACGAACCATCATGTCGTCGAAAACGCCGCGCGGATCGAAGTTTGGTTCGGCGGCAAGGTGGAGAAGGTCGCGGCAAATCTCGTGTTTGACAATCCGGAAGCCGACCTCGCCGCATTCCGACTGTCGGGGTATCCGTCGTTGAAGTTGAGCAGTACGGAGCCGAAGAAAGGCGATAAGGTGTATGTGCTCGGGCATCCGGATCATAAGTTCACGATTACAGAAGGCACGATAACAGCTTTCACGACATACGGAAATGACATCTCGCACGACGCAGTAACGAACCCCGGTTCATCGGGCGGACCGGTAGTGAATGCTTCCGGCGAAGTGATTGGGGTCAGCGTCGGCGGCGGCCTCCATCCAAAGTACAACACCGCGGTTAACTTGAACAAACTGATCGCGGAACTTAATAAACTCTGATTGAGAGCGCCTGTTCAGGCGCTCTTTCTATTTGACTCCATTCAGCCAGAGCACCCCCGGAAAGGGTGCTCTTGCTATTTTCGGGGGTGTTTTTTATGGCGACGAACACCGTCAAGGTGAAATCTGTAACGGTAACAAAACCCGGAACGTCTACGCCGGTTCCGCAACCGGCATCGGGGCTCACGGGTCTCGGGGCCGCGCTCGGAAACGCGATCAAGTCGAATCAATCTATCCCGCAGCCGAAACAGCCGTCTGCGACAACGGGTAACCCTTCGATCCCGCAGCCGACGACCCCGGTCAAGAACGCAGCCACGTCGCCGGGAACCGCGCCCGCTACCGGATATGGCGGCGCAACCTATGGGACCAACGCCGCGACCAACCGGGCGATTGAAGCGAATCAGGCGAAAATTCAGGACCCTGCGTTTCGTCAGAGCGAGATCGAGCGGACGCTTCAGGTGATCGCGGAGCGGCAGGCGAAGGGGATGGATACGAGTGCTCAGTACAAGTACCTGACGCAGAATCTGGGGTTCAATCCTGGCGTGATAAATTCGCCACAACAGCCCACGATCCCGCAACCGACATCCGTTCCGAATCCGGGCGTGTTCGTGCCGCCGACGCCAACGCAGCAGATTCCGATCCCGCAGCCGGCGATACCGGTCCGCGATCTGGCGGCGATCGAGGCATACGTCGATCAGCAAATTGCGGCCGAGCTTCAGCGGCAACGGTCCGCGGCCGATCAGGCCATCGCCGCAGCGCAAATGACAGCGCAGCAACAACTCCAGGGACTTCAGACCAGCTACGACCGCACGCGGCAAGACATCGGCGAAAACCGCGCGGTTGAGGACGTGAGTAACGCCCGCCGGCTGTCGCCGTTCAGCGGCCGCAGCGACTATGCGCTCGGCATGATCGAGCAGGAGCGTGCCCGGACGGACCGCGAAATGCAGGAAGACTTCATGACGAGGCAAGCGAACGTGAATCAGTCGCTCGCCCAGCTTGAGAACGAGATCAACGCCAAATACAAGGCGCTTCAGGATACGGTCGGCGCCGAGCGGCAGCGGCTCATTCAGGAAATTCTCGAAGACGAACGCGCATACGAGCTCGCGCTCCGCGGCGAGAACCGGGCGGATGTCCTCGCGAATTCGCAGCTCACGAACGCAGAATTCCAGCGGGCATTGCAAGCGTACATGGCAAACCGGCAGGCGTTCGAGAGCGACCGCGCCTTCGACTGGTCGCAATATCTCGACGTGGTCGACCGGACCGGCAACATCAACCCGAACGTATTGGGCGGCCAATCGTCGACTTACGGTGCGAATCCGTATGCTGCACTCGCGTCGACGGGCGGATCGCAGCGGACGTTGCAGGGCCAGGCATTCGATCTCCAAAACAAGCAGGCGAACCTCAATGCCGCGCTTGCCGTTGGCGAGGCAACCGGCCGGTTGGTATCGCCGCAGGGCGATTGGGGCGGACTGTTCCGTCAAGCGACCAACCCGAACACGCCGCTTAACCTCGCCGGGCGTCAATTCCAGGCGAATGAGCAGCAACGTGCGTTCCAGAATGACCTTGAGCTCCAACGGTTCCGCGAAAACGTCCGTCAGTTCGGACTCGAATACGCGGCGCGGCAAGCCGGCCTCTCGCTCGAACAGGCGCGCCTCGAGCTCGCCCGCGACGACAACGCAAGGCAATGGGCGGCGCTCGACTGGCAGATGCGGCAGGCAGAGCTTGAGCGGCAGAACCCCCAATACAGCGGCGCGTCGTTCAATCAGGTTCTGGACAGCCTGCGGTCGCAGTACATGGAACCGGTATTCAGGACCGACGCGCTCGGTCAGCAGACCCGGGTCGGCGAACAACTCACGCAGAACGCAGCGAAGCGCGAAGAACTGTTCCTGCGGATCGCATCGCTCGGTCTGCCGGCCGATCAGGAGAACCAAGCGATGCTTCTGATGGGCCTCACGCCGGATGAGATCGCGTTGTTCGACCGGAAATATGGTTTCAATCAACGATAAGGAGGGTAGGCGGCCATGCCGAGCCGATACGAACAGCTCCAGCAACGCGGGGATGAAGCGAGAAGACGGGTTCTCGAACGCTTGAGCCAACCCGTCACCACGCCGACGGTGGCCAGCAGCGGCCGCCTGTCTCGTTATGAGCAATTGCAGCAGATGCGCTTGACGCAGCCGATGCAGCAACCGGCAACAACACAGACGATGAAGGAAGCCGCGCGACAAGCCGCGCCCGAACGGTTCGCGCCGGAACTGCAGCGCGTCCAGGACTTCACACGGCCGCAATTCATCGACAAGTTCCCGCGAACTGAGGTGAAGGCCGAGTCGAAGACAGAGACGAAACCGGCGAAGAAGGGACTGGCCGCGCAGGCCGGCGCCGGCAAGTTCACGGAAACGATGTTCGCGATGGCCGGGGATGCGCTGGACAATCTGACATTCGGACTGACGGACAAACTGACCGACCGCATCGAACGGTACGTCCGCGGCGACCGCGAACGCACGCCGCAGGAAGAACAGGCGGCGCAACTGTTCGGCATGGTCGGATACCTGGGTGCTGGCGCCGGGGCGTACCGGGCCGCAAGAGGGCTGACGAGACAGGTCACGAAGCAGCTTCCGAAACTGGCCGACGACGCCGCGGCGAAGGTGCTCGCCCGGACGAACGCTTCGCCGATCACCGCAGCGACAACACGAATGGCTGCACAGAGCGCAGGGCGGGCCGCCGGGCACGCGCTGACCGGGGCGACGGCGGGGGCGATCTTCCAAGCGCCGTTTGAGGCCACGGAGGCGGCATTCGGGAAGAACAATCAGACAATCGGCCAACGCCTCGGCGATATCGCGGAAAGCGCGGCACTCGGTGCCATCCTCGATCCGATCGCGGAATCGTACATCGGAGCCGTCGGCAACATGCTGCGGCGCACGACCCGTGCGTTCGAACCGACGCGCGCCCGTGTCGTAAAACGGCCGTCGCTGGATCAAGTGCTTACCGAAATCAAGCCGATCGTGCAGGAGCGGATGACGCCGCCGCTGGAAAACCCGCGGGAGTTGGCGCGGTGGATTCAGCAGAACAGCGGCATCCCCGATCTCTCGCTGAACGAGATCCGGAAGTTGTCCTATGAGGGCATGCGGCAATTGGCCGAAGACATCCGCCGGAACATGAACATCTACGACACGTCCATCGCCGTCGCTCGGGAACGCGGGTATGATCTCGAAAAACTGCTGGCGGGCCCGCGCCGAGTGTCGCCGGAAGCGCTGCAGCGGGGCCGCGAAACACTTCGCATGCGTGAGATTGCCGGTGTTCCGCTGGTGCGCTCGCAAGACCCGACATGGGCGGAACGTGCTTCTCGGATGTCTCGGGCGGAACAGCTCGCCCAACGGTCGGAAGTGCAGCCAGCGCAGGCAGCACAACCCATGACGGCCGCCCGCCCGCGGCAACTCGAAGAACTGCAGCCGGCGCGCACCGTTGATGACGATGTTCCGTTCGCCGACGAAATCGAACCGCCGGAGCTCGACGAGATCGCGCCGCGCGTCAGGGACCGGGTGAACGCCTTCGCCGATCGTCTGATTGAAAGCGCCCGCGCAGAGTTGGCAGCCAGCAGAAACCGGTTGAGCAGCAACCCGGTCGACATCTACGCCCAATATGCGAAGATTGGCGCCGGCTACATGCTCAAGGGCGCGGTGCGGCTGGCAGACTTCACCGAGGCAATGGTCCGGGACTTCGGCGAGCAGATACGGCCGTATGTCCGAGAAATCTACCGGCGGGCGAAGGATCAATACAAGGTCATCCAGAAGCAGATCGAGTCCGAAGAACTCGGCCTGACCGGTTTTGAGGGGCAGAAGCTGAAAGACCTGTCGACGATCAACCTGAACACGGCAGACGTGTACCGCAACTTCAAGACGGTGTTCGGCCCGCACTATGAGAGCGTGAAGCGCGCCATCCTCGATCCGTTCGACGCCGCGAAGGGCGCATACGCCGAGGAGCAGAAGCGGCTCACAGACGCGCTCTACAACGACATCGTGAAGGGGCTCGGCATCAAGAAGGGTTCGAAGGAATCCGCGCTGGTACAGCAGTTCGGCGAGGGCCGGATCACGCTGGATGAGTTGCAGAAGGCGGCGCCGGACAAGTGGCAGAACATCGTGCAGGCGAACGAATGGTTCCGCCGGCAATATGATGACCTGATTAACCGGGTCAACGCGGTGCTTGCGCGCATCTACCCGAACCGGCCGGAGAAGCTGGTTCCGTACCGCCGGGATTACTACCGGCACTTCCAGGAATTGCGCGGTTGGTCTGGCCTGAAGAACCTGTTCGACACCACGGCGACGCAGATTTCTCCGTCGCTCGCCGGCATCTCGCCGTTCACGCAGCCGAAGACGAAATGGGCGAGCTTCAAACAGCGCCGCGGGCTCGGCGAATTCAAAGACGATGCGGTCGGAGGCTTTCTCGACTACATTCCGGCGGCGTCGTATGCGATCCATATCGACCCGCATATCTCGGTCTTCCGGAACCTCGCAAAGCGGCTTGCGGAGGACACGGAGCAGACGAAGAACCTGAATAACTTTATTGCATTCCTCCATAACTTCGCCAACGATCTGGCCGGGAAAACATCTGAATTCGACAGGTTTGTCGCAGGATTGGGCGGACGAAAAGCACTTCAATGGCTGACGTGGGCCAACAACCGGGTGAAGGCGAACGTCATCCTCGGCAACGTGCGGTCGACGCTGTCACAGCTCGCCAACATCCCGAACGGGATTGCCTATGGCGGTATCGACGCCCCGGCCGGCGCGCTGCGGACGATCCAAAGCGTGTTTCAACCGAACGAAGCGATGCAGCGGTCAAAGTTCCTGAAAGAGCGTTACATCGAAGGCACGTTCCGCCGCTTCGACCAAAAGTGGTGGGAGCAGCCGCGTCGATTCGCTGAATTCATGATGGAGGCGTCCGACCGCATCGGCACGTCGTTCGTATGGAACACGGCGTATGCAAAGGCCATCCGGCAGGGTGTCGCCGATCCGGTGAAGTTCGCGGACGAGCAGACGCGCCGGCTGGTCGGCGGGCGCGGCGTCGGCGAGCAGCCACTGCTCATCAAGTCTAAAGTCTTCAACCTCGTCGCACCGTTCCAACTCGAAGTGAACAACCTGTGGCGCGTGATGAAAGACTTTGTTGACGAAAGACGGTTCGGCGCGCTGGTGACGCTGTTTGCGGCCAACTGGCTACTGAACAAGGCATTCGAGCGGACGACCGGAAGCGGAGTTGTGTTCGACCCGATCGACGCGATTTATGACGCGGCGACGGCGGAGGATGCAAGCATCCTGCAACGGGGCGGACGTATGGCCGGCGAAGTGCTGTCGAACATGCCATTCGGCCAGACGCTTGCAACGCTCTATCCGACGTATGGGTTTAATTTCTATGGCTACGAGATGCCGTCCCGCAAAGAACTATTCGGCGAGAACGATCCGACGCGCTTCGGCTCCGGTCTGCTGGTCGCCGGCGCCATTACGGACCCGCTGTTTAAATTCGTGCTGCCGTTCGGCGGCAACCAGCTCAAGAAGACGATCAGCGGCGTCGACGCGCTCGTCCGCGGTGGATCGTACACCGAGAACGTGCTGACCACCGGCCTGCGGATTGAGGAGCCGAAGCTGCGGTTTCCGGTCGAAAGCACGCCACAAAACACCCTTCGCGCGGCACTTTTCGGGCCATACGCCACTTCCGAGGGGCAAGAGTACGCCCGTGAGAACAGAAGACCGTTAAGTGAGCGTCAAACAAGGGTTTATCAGAACATCGACGATCCGCAGACGTTCTACAGGACGCTGATGGAGCAACGGCGAAGAGAGACAGAGCTGAAAAAACTACGTGAGCAACAACTGAAAGGGCTGCGCTGAACCGGCGCGGCCCTCAATTTTTGGAGGGATGCCTGATGTCTATGGAAAACTGGCTCCAAACAATCAAACCGGGCGTCGCCATATTCGGCGCCGTTACGTCGTTCCTGTTCGGAGGATGGTCGCATTTGCTTTCTGTTCTGCTCGTCCTTGTCGCTTTGGATTACGTGTCCGGTGTCGCAGCGGCTGCCAAAGAGGGAAAGCTGCGAAGTGATGTCGGATTGTGGGGGATAGCCCGGAAGGTCGCGATCTTCGCCGTCGTGGCCGTCGCGCATCTGGTCGACTCGACCCTCGGTGACGCACACCTGTTCCGGGATGCGGCGGTGTTTTTCTATCTGGCGAATGAATTACTCTCGATCACCGAGAACCTCGGCCGCTTCGGAGTGCCGATTCCGCCGGTCATCCAGCGGGCGGTAGAAATTTTGCGCGGGAAGGGCGAAAGCAATGACTCGCGCTGAATTCTTCGCCGCCCTCGTCCCACACGCTTTCCGCGCCCGGCTGGAGGGCTCCCCGCTGTTCGTCTCTGTCCGGCTGGCGCAGAACCTGCTCGAGACCGGGGGCGTCATCCATCCGTGGTACAACCTCGGGGGGATCAAGGTCGGAAGCGGCAAGCCGAACGAATGGTGGGACGGAAGCTATGTCAAGAAGGGAACCTGGGAGGTCGTGAACGGACAACGTATCGACACGACGGCCGCATTCAGGGCGTACAAGTCGATCTATCATTTCTACCGGGACCAGGACCTGTTGTTCCAACTCCCACGTTATGCCCGCGTCCGGACGGCAAAATCTCCGGAGGAACAATGTACCGCCCTCCAGCTCTGTGGATACGCAACTGATCCGGCGTACCCCGGCAAGCTCATGGCGATCATCCGAGAGTACGGACTGAAAAAATACGATGACGAGGTGTTGCGAATGCTTGATACGATCAAGCAGCTTCAGCAAGATGTCGAGGCTTTGCGGAAGGAAGTATCGTCCCTGTCCAACCAGGTCGGCGTGTTGCTCGGCGCGCACGCCATGGATAAAATTCCTGAATGGGCCAAACCGGCCGTCGACGCAGCGGTTGCGGCCGGCATCGTCGACACGCCACAGGGCAGCAGCCTGGACTTCTATCGATTCGTGACGATTCTGCATCGCGCCGGACTGATCCCGAATACTCGGAAATGACGAAACCCCGCTCGGCCAATCGGCCGGCGGGGCTTTTTTTGCTTGTGTGGGGCCGCGGCGGTGCTTCCGCACAACGGCACGCCCAATATATCACATTCATGAACCAATGTAAAGTCTGGACAATTCTTCCGTATGGTCATATAATTTGAGAACAGATGTTCGCATTTGGGTGATGGTATGATAATCGAAATCTGCACATGTATGGTAAACGCTCGACCACGCTGGACGAGAGACGAAGGACCGCCTGCCTTCATCTGCACAAAGTGCCAACGTCCTATAAACGGATATTTAGAGCATTGGTTGAAACGAAAAAAGTGGGAAGAAAGGAGGGACGGAAAAATTAGGGATTTCTACATGTACAAAAACTGATAAAGTGTGACGAAAATTACAACACACCCCCATATGGAGGCGTGTCTATATTCCACGAAAGGGGCGGTTGCGACGATGGTTGATCTGGAATGCTGGTTGACAGAATTGAAGATTCGCGGGGTCGATGTCTCGAAAGCCGTTGATTATCTCGAATGCATCATTTTGGATCGACCATCTCCGCGGCCGCACGAAGTATTTGAAGTAGATGACGTTTCTGTTCCTCGGTCAGAACATGGCCCTTGTATGTGAGAGTACGATTCTCCAGCTCCTCAATCGAGATTTCCGACACGTCCTTCGCTACCGTGTAGGTGACGGAGGACTCATTTATTTGGACATTTTGGGTGATAGGTTTAGATGTTTTGTTCATATCAATTGGTTCGAGTAATTCTTCATCGTCCCAATATCCGCAAATAACCATCAGCTCGACCAGCGATGTCGTATGAAGGTATTTTGCAAAAACCTTTAACGTATCCGGTTCCGGCTTTTGAATCTCTGCCTCAATCCTCGAAATCGTCGCGGCTGATATTCCAGTTGCCTCCGCAAACCTCCGCATCGTTTTATAACCGCTTGCCAATCTATGATGCTTAATGAATGAACCATATCCTTTCGATTGCACCAAAACATTCCTCCCATTTTTTATCAAACCATAATGCATTATACCAATAGTATTACGTGCACGCAATTTTTTTGTTTCACCATATTGCTAAATGACGAGGCGGAAGGTATATTTGTGTTACAACCTCGTAACACCTTGACTAAATACGCGGGGGTGATGCATTTGAGAAAACCGGCGATAAGGTTGAAAAATGATGCGTTCATGAAGGCCGCAATGGAACATGGTCTTGAGAACAACACGCAGATTGCTGCGGCGCTCGGCGTGTCTGTAACGCAAGTCTGGCGGGCGATGCTGCCTATTACTGATCCTCGCCACAACTCGCCCGGTACGGCTTTTATCGCCGGGGTTCTTACCGTATTCGGCGGACCGTTCGAACGCTTCTTTTTTGTGGACTCGTCGTTACGAGAACGTAACAAAAATGCAGTATGAAGGGGATGACCAACCAATGCTTCAGACCATCCGCAAAAATCGCCTTCTCAACGCTTGCTCCTTCTTTCTCGGCCTTGAGGAACGCATGCTTTTCGAACAGCGTCCGAAAATCGCCGAATGGGCGCGGCGGCAATACGAGCGATTCCGGACCAGATTGGAGGCGATGAAACGACATGTTGGGCGCGAACCTGACCATCAACGCTGAACCGACAGAGATCACGCCGGATCGAATCGTCGTCCGCACGGCCGACGTGACGGACATCTACAACCGGGCGTACTACCGCCTGATCCCGGAGGTCGAGCAGGATGGACCGATTCAGCCCGCCGGACGACCGGCGCCCGTTGCGGATAATGCCGGACAAGCTTGACGAGCCGGAGATCGACTCATGGAAGATACGGCGCGACACAGCGCTGGAAGAACGCGCGGAAGGGGGTGAACGGGACAATGGGAAAACTCATGAGCCTTAACGAAGCTGTTGCCTACATTGGCGTATCTCACTGGACGTTGAGAAACTGGGTTGGGAAGAAGATTGTGCCGCACTACAGATTCGGACAGTCTTTCCTTTTCCGCAAGGAACAACTGGACGAGTGGATCAAGAAGCACGAGCACATCCCGGCCGAGGCGTAAACAAAAAGACCGCCGAATCGGCGGCCAACAAATTCACGCACTCCCATTATACACGATGGGAGCAAGGGAGGAAAACACGATGCTGAAAGAACTGTTCGATAAACTCGCCCGGAGGAATGAAGTCTACGTTGGGGTGATAACAGGCGAACTGCACGATGAATGGCTCCGAAAGAACACGGAAACGACGCTTTTGCGACTCGAGGCGGAGATCGCTCAAGACGAATTCAATCTCGAATTCTTCAAACGGCACATCGTTGACGGGAAACTCACGGTCGACCCCAAACAACTCCCGGAAATGGCTGAATCAGCATACTTCACAGAACAAGCGGACGCCGTCAATGAGAGAATGAAACGCTCCGTCGAGTTGGAGATCAAGGAACTCGAATTGTGGGGGCGCACCTATGAAGCACTTGGCATTTCGCCGGACGAGAATTACCGACTCAACTCGTGGACCGGCGAAGTCTTCATGGTCATCGACAACAACGACGGTGGTGAAGGCAATGCGCGTCCGCTTCATTGAACTCGAGCTGGAGAACTTCACGGAGCACAGGCGGCTGAAGGTCGACTTCGGCCGCATCGCCCGCCTGTCCGGGCGTAACGGCGTCGGCAAAACGTCGATCGGAACCGCGCCGGTGTGGGTGCTGTGGGGAACGGACCTGAACGGCAAGAAGTGGTCGCCGAAACCGACCACATACGAGGCCGACGTGACGCGGGCAGCGCTGCTGCTCGATGTCGACGGCAAGCCGATCAAGCTGGAGCGCGGGATCGACGGCGGTGACAACGTGTTCAAGGTAAACGACGTTCCCGTGAAGGCTCGGGAATTCGACAACACCGTTACCGGTCTGTTCGACCGCGATGAATTCCTTTCCCTGTACAACCCGCGCTACTTCTTCACGCTCCATTGGACGAAGCAGCGCGAGCTCATCCTGCGGCGCGTGGTTCCGCCGGCGAAGTCCGAAGTGTTCAAACATCTGCCGGAGCCGCAGGCCGCCAAACTGGACAAGCTGACCCGGAAGCATTCGATGGCCGATCTTGAGAAGATTCACCGCGACCGGAAGAACCGTCTGGAAAAGGAACTGATCGCTGCCGAGAGCCGTCGGAAGACGCTGCAAGAGCAGCTTACCACGATGGATTCGGCGCCGAAGGTCGATCCGAAAACGGCGCAGGCGGACATCGCGAAGATCGACACGGAAATTTCGAAAATTCAATCGTCGATCGCAGAAGCGGACGAGAACAACCAACGGATCGCACGTTTGAACTGGGATATCAGTTCGCTGCTGGATAAGCGAAACCGCATGAAAGAGCAATACGAACAGTTGAAGCAGCGTAAACCGGGGTCCAATTGCCCGACGTGCGGTCAGACACTTCAAGGGTACGCGCTGGAGAAGGCAGAACGGGACTACAATGCGACGATCGAAGCGTTCCGGGCGGAATACGATCAGGTTGTCGCCGACCGAAAGGCCGCTGAATCCGAACTGGCTGGCCTGACGTTCATCGACGTTTCCGAGAAGGTGGCCGAGCTCCGACGCTGGCAGGAAGCGAAGCAAGCCATCCTCGACGCCGCGCGCGAGAAGGAACGCCGCCAGCAGCTTGAGCAGGATGTCGAAAAGGCGCGGGCTGCCGAAGCATCCACGAAGGAATCACTCAACGAGAGCATCTTCATCATCGACGCGATCAAGGAATACCGCGCCAAGGAGGCCGAACTTCAGGCCGAGAAGGTGCAGGGGTTGTTCCGCCGACTCAAAATCAAACTGCACAACCGACTCAAGAACGGCGAACTCGAAGACACGTTCGTGATCCAAATGGACGGCAAGGACTATGTACAGCTCTCGTTCGGCGAAGGGATGGAAGCCGGCCTGGAACTGTCGGAAGTGCTGTTCGGTCAGTCCGAACTCATCACTCCCGTTTTCGTTGACCATATCGGCGAATACACCGGCCCCATCGCGGTATATGACCAGCTCATCACGGCCGGCGCGGTCCGGGATCAGGAACTCAAAATCGAGAAGGAGGAGTGGGCGGATTGAACCTGATGAACCTTCTCCGCGTGCTGCGCGGCAAGCATACGACCAAACGCAAGGTGCTTCCCTACATTCCCGGCACGATCGGCGTCTCCGCGGTGTCGGAGGCGATCATCCGGGACTACGGGCGGTTCGTTCCCCGGCGCATTCGGAGGAAGATCGCAAAGATTAGCGGTGTACCGCTCAAAGTCTACTACAACGGGCCGGTGATTCGCGGATGAGCCAAGTCAAGGAAATCTCGGTCGGCTTCACCTATACCAAGAACCTCGGCAACTACGAATCGCTGAAAGTCGACGCGGGCGTTGTGTTGACGGTTGAGCCGGGCGAAGACCCGGCCGCCGTCGAGGCGAAGGCATGGGAACACGTTCGCAAGTCCATCAAACGCGGCCTGGAAGCCGCCAAGGGAGGGTTCTTGTTATGAGTCAACAGCTCGCAACCATCAACACGCAGGCGGTCGTCGGCAGCTTCACGCAGGCCGAAATCGACACGCTGAAGGCGACGATCGCCAAAGGCACCACCAACGAGCAGTTCGCCCTTTTCGTTCAGACGTGCGTCAGGTCCGGGCTGAACCCGTTCCTCAACCAAATTTTCTGCCAGGTCTACAACACCAAAGAAGGTCCGGTCATGTCGATTCAAATTGCCGTTGAGGGCATCGTCGCTCTCGCGAAGCGGCACCCGCAGTATAAGGGGTTCATCGCTTCGGAGGTCAAGCAGAATGACGAATTCTCCGCAGATGTGGCCGCCGGGACGGTCGAGCACAAAATCACGTCTCTTGATCGCGGCCAGACCGTCGGCGCGTATTGCGTCGCCTATCGCGAAGGAGCGCCGAACATTCTGGTCATGGTGACGATCGACCAGGTGCAGCACCTGATCAAGAGCGAGAAAGGCGCGCAGGCACGCATGTGGCGGGATTATCTCGACGACATGATCGTCAAACACGCCATCAAACGGGCGTTCAAACGGCAATTCGGCATCGAGGTCGCAGAAGATGAGTACGGCACTGCTGGCGCGGAGATCCCGGCCTATGAACCACCCACCCGCCGCGACATCACGGACGAAGTCAACGCGGCCGCGGCGGCGAACGAGCAACCCGCGCCACAGGAACAGCCGGCTCCGCAGGATGACGAGGCAGCGAAGATGGCCGAACTCCGCGCGCAGATGAATGCCAAGTTCAAACAGCTCGGCATTAGCGGCCGTGAGGCGAAGGCGGCATACATCGCAGAGAAGGGCGTCGTCCAGGGCGAAAAGCCGACGTTGCAGGAACTGACGAAGCTTCTGAAGCTGATGGACATCGACATCCAGCAGAAGCAGGCGCAGGCCGCGGCGGACGACGACGATCTGCTGTGAACGGGTGGGCGCGATGGAGGTTCACATCCTCGCATCCGGGTCGAGCGGCAACTGCATAGCCGTTCGATCCGGCTCAACCACCATCCTAATCGACGCCGGCATCCCGAAAACGAAGATCGAGCGGCGCCTGCTAGACGCCGGCATCCGGCCGGACAAGATCGACGCCATATTCATCACCCACGCCCACAAGGACCACGTGAAGGGGCTGCCGCTGGCGAACAAGTACCGCATCCCGGTCTACGCCGGGCCGGGCGAATGGCGCGACATCCGGGGCGTGGATGAGGAATTGCGGAATGTGATGAAAACGATCGACACTGTTTTGTTCGTCGGACCGGAGTGCGGCCAGGAAGTTACTGTCGATGTCTTCAGCACTCACCACGACGCCTATGACCCTCTCGGATACGTGATCGAAGGCGATCAGAGGGTCAGCATCTGCCTCGACACCGGCCACGTCGACGACGAAATGCTGGCGGCCATGGAGGGCAGCGACATCTACATCATCGAAGCCAATCATGACCCGGACCTGGTCGCCGTGTCGGATTATCCCGAATCCGTGAAAACGCGCATCCTCTCCGACCGCGGCCACTTGTCGAACCAGCAGGCCGCCGAAGCGCTGGCGAAGCTGGTGCAGGGGCGTGGGGAACGCATCTATCTGACTCACCTGAGCGAGTCGAACAACATGCCGCAACTCGCGCTGACGACAGTCGAAACGGCGATGCGGGAGCGAGGGTTCCTGAACGGTTTTGATTATTTCTGCGAGGTGGTTTGAATGTACGTGTCTCGAAAACAGGAAGCCGAGATCGACGACCGTAAACGAACGATTTTGCTTGTTGACCATGAAGGCGAAGGCCATTTTCGGGCATATGGGTACTTGTTCGGCAAGGACGAAGTCGACGTTTTCTACGACGAATCCGAATACAGATCTGTGCTTGAGCAACACGCCCAGGCCTGCGAGGAAGTGCAGCAACTCATTCGCGAGATCGGCGAGCTCCGCGCGAAGACCGCTCTACGTATTCCAGCGTTACCGCGAAAGGTGGCGGAGGCGTTGGAGAAAGAGAGGGGAGCGCTACCCGATAACGCCTATATCCTCTGGAAATCAAGCCGAGACGATGCAAAGGAGCGGAAGTATTTTTCAATCCTGCACGAATTCGTAAATCAAAAGGACAACATCTTCAAGCTTGCCGACGCCCTCCGCTACGGCTACATGGTGAAGGAGCCGACCATCCGTGACGAAATCGACGCAATCATCGAGGACTGCGGGGACGACCGCCGGCAACTGGCCGAACGTCTGGCTGATCTTTACGAAACGCGGCTGAAACAGGAGCGCGAGAAAAGCGGGTGACGCATCATGGCCCGGCGGCCGCAACTTGAGGACGGATACACGCGAATCGCAAACGAGATATTGGAGCAGGTCGCACATCTCCGGTTGAACGGAACGCAATTTCGTCTCCTACTTATCGTCTGGCGCTACACCTACGGTTACGGTCGGAAGGAAGCGGAATTGTCGCTCTCCTTTCTCGCCTCGGCGATCGGCGCATCCCGCAGCCAGGTCGACCGTGAACTGACTGACCTGATCCGCCGGAGCGTGATCGAGGTCGTTCCAGGTTATGGCCGGCGGCGCCTGCTCCGGTTCAACAAAGATTTCTCCGCCTGGATCGACCCGGGGCGGGAAAAGCGGACGCCGGGCCATGACCGACATGAATCTATTGGCGATTGGCTCGGGGGTGATCCATACGAACTTTGACACGACGGTTGATGTATTCGCCGAACAGGCCGTTCTCGGATCGATCCTGATCGACGCCTCCGTGCTCGACGACATAACGTTTCTTGAGCCGCGCGACTTCTCGGTGAAACGACACGAATTGATCTACCGCGTCTGCCGCTACCTTCACGACCACGATAAACCCGTCGACCTTGTGACCGTGACCGCGCATTTTGAGAGCCGCAACCGCCTAGACGACATGGGCGACGTGGGATATTTGAGCGAACTGATGAGCACGGTCCCGACAGCAGCGAACGCCCGGTTTTACGCGCAGATCGTCCGATCGAAGGCACATCGCCGGCGCGGGAAGGAGCTGGCTCGGAAGATCGAGGCGGCGGCTGACGACGACTACGAGACCGACGAAGACTACTTCACCGCAATCGATGAACTGGTCGACGAGATCCGGCCGGCGAAGGAATCGGAGATGGTCGATCTGGCCGAGGTGCGCGACGACTACTTCCGACACCTTCAGAGCCAGGCAGAGAAGCTGGTCACCGGCTTGTTCAAACAGTTCGATGCATGGGCCGGCGGAATGTGGCGCGGATGGCTGTATATCCTCGCCGGCAGGCCGGGCGCCGGGAAAACGGCGAAGGCGCTACTCTACGCATACGGCATCGCCAAACACAATCCGGACGCTGGTCCGGTGCTGATATTCAGCCAGGAGATGGACCGTAACGAGCTGATCGACCGCATGGTCGCGGCAGTCGCCGGGGTGAATTACCGGCGATTGATAAACAAGGGCGGCGAGGAAGGTTTCACAGATGCCGAATGGGACCGGATCAACCGTGCGTATGACGCAATATCGCGGCTTCCGCTACACATCCGGGACTCCGCCGGCGTGACAATCCAGGAAGTCCGTGCGACGGCCAGACGCTTTCGCAAACGCTACGGCAAGCTGTCGCTCATAATCGTCGACTATCTCCAAATCATGGACATCCCGCAGAAGAAGAACGAGACGCGGGCTGCGGCGATCGGGCGGGTGACGCGGGCGGCCAAACAGATGGCGCGGCAAATGAAATGCGTGGTCATGCTGCTGTCACAACTCAACCGCGGCAGCGAAAACCGGGATCGGCCGAAACTCGGCGACTTGAAGGAGAGCGGCAGCATCGAACAGGATGCCGACGTTGTCGAATTTCTGTGGGAAACCGGGGATCGGATCGAAGGGGCGAAGGTGGTCGAGTCGATCTTCGCCAAAGGACGGAATGTCGGAACGAACGAGATCCGCATGATTTTCGAATGGTGGTACCAGCGGTTCAAGGAGTTGGAGCCGAGAAAGGAGGCGGCGCCGGATGGCAGGCGGAAAAATCACAAATCGCACTGAATATGAGCGGGCGCTTGCCTGGTATGAGAAGAAGCACATCGAACTGAACGATCCGCTACTGACGGACGAGCAGCGCGAGAAATTGCGGCAGAACCTCGAAACCGTGCGCGCCGAGGTCAACAAGTACGAGCTCGGCGCAAATGCCCGCCGGGAACCGGACATCGTCGTGCATTGCCTGCGGCAGAATGTAGAGATGTATGTCGTCGACGAAGCCGGAAACGTGCTCGGCGCGACAACGGCGGATTCCTTTCGGCGCGGCGAACTGGTGAAGGTTTATCCGGGCCTCCGAGAAGTGTACAGGAAGCTCGGATGGCCGTTCGACGATCCGGATGCGCCGGCGCAGGAAACGATCGAGGAACTTCCACTACAGAACGGATGGAGGGCGGAAACTCCGGAGGGGCGGGTTGATGCGACGCCTTCTCAAGTCTATGGCGCAAATCCAAAGGCGGACGCCTTCTTAGCGGAACTTTCCCGCGGGCAAGAACTGCAGTCCGAGCCCGACGCGGAGCAAAAACAGGCATCCGTCTCCGCTCTCGCGGGGTGGCTCGACGATGATTAAGGCCAGCTTGTGCACCGGGATAGCCGGACTTGATCTCGCAGCATATTGGGCAGGCATGACAACAGTGGTGTTTTGCGAGAGAGACCCGTTCTGTCAGAAGGTGCTCCGCAAGCACTTCCCGCATGTCCCAATCATCGATGACGTTTGCAACTTCACTCGAAAGGAGCTGGAACGCCGTGGAATCGCCGGAGCAATTGACATTATTTCAGCAGGATATCCTTGCCAGCCTTTCAGTTACGCCGGGAAGCGACGAGGCGCGGAAGATGACCGCCACCTCTGGCCAGAAATTATCCGCATCATTAAGGAGATCAGACCCCGTTGGGTTGTTCTCGAAAATGTTCTTGGACACGTCACTTTGGGTCTCGACGACGTGCTTGATGACCTGGGGGGGCGGGTTACACCGCGCAAGCATTTGTACTTCCGGCTGCTGCCGTCCGTGCCAGCCATAGACGAGACCGGGTCTTCATTGTGGCCCACTCCGCAGGCACACGATGCGACGAAAGGATCAGCGGACAGAGTGGGGAGATTCGGGACGGAGCATGGCGGGAGGAACCTGAACGATTATGTTCTCTTATGGCCCACGCCGAAGGCGAGAGACTTCAAGCATGCAACCGGAAGAGAAGAAAGGGATTCGCCGGACCTGAATGTGATGGTCAAAATGTGGCCCACACCGCGCGCGAACGATGCGAAGAAGCGCGGGAATGTGTCGGACGATCCGAGGAATGGCCTTCCGGGAGCGGTGCGGATGTGGCCAACTCCTCATGCGAACTGCCATACCGGAGCAGGGGAGAAGGGCGAGGGAGGAATGAACATCCAGACGGCGGTGAAGATGTGGCCAACGCCTACTACGAACGACGCGAAGAACGCGACGTTGCCGCCGGCGGCGAAGGACTGGGACATCATCCCTGGGGCGCTGATGCGGGAAGGGTACACATCGCAAGAAGGACAATTGAACCCGGAGTGGGTGGAGGCGCTGATGAACTTTCCCGTTGGTTGGACGGACGTGGACTGAACCCGCTGGACGCGCTGAAAGACTTCATCGACTCGTACCCACAACCGGCGCTCATGGGGCAGCCGCAATACGATTGGGAGCCCCCGAGGGTGGCTACTGGCGTGAAAAACCGGGCGCCGAGGTTGAAAGCACTCGGAAATGCGGTTGATCCGTTGCAGGTGTTCCCGATCATGTATGCAATTCGGGTCATTGATGACCATTTGCGGAGGGAATCGACGTGATCGCCACCAAACAACAACTCTTTCAGCTCGCCACCGACCCGACCGCGCCGATGGATGACCGCTACGCCGCCGCCCGCGAGCTGCAGCGCCGTCACCTGAAGGACGAACAAATCACCGCGCTGGTGCGCCTGTGGCCGAGCCACACGGCGGACGAGATCGCGGAACGGCTGAACGTTCCGGTTCAGACGGTGGTCGGGGCGGCACGCACATATGGACTATTGGGGAGGGGATGAAGATGATCGTTCCTGAAATCAAACTCGATTCGCCGGATGACCTGCTGAAATACGTCAAGACACTGCCCGAGGAAGCGCGGCAAGACTTCATGGCCGTGTTGGTCAGCCTCGAAGACGGCGACATCACCGTGCAGGAGGCAACGCAATACATCGGCGACATTCTCGGGCGGTACGCGCCGGTGCAATGAAAGGAGTTGATTCGATGCTCGATTGGATATTGGGCCTCCAACGCAAGGAGAAACCCAAATGCAAATACCCGGACTGCGGGAAGCCGGCAACCACGCATTGGGCGCTGGTCGATCTGTGCGATGAGCACCGGGAAGTCATCCGGAAGGAAACGTATGTGTACTACCGGAACCGGATCACCTACTGGAATCGAGAGGAATACCACAAAATCAGTCACTTTATCCCGTGGTCGCGGGCAATGAATGGGAAGGAAGACGTTGACGAGGAGGCGATGTAGGAATGCGGTACGTAGGCATTGACCCCAGCACGAAGACCGGTTTCGTGGCGCTTGACGCGGCCGGAAATGTACTGCGGGCAAAGGAACTGACCGGCGTCGGCAACAAAGACCCGAAGCGCATGGTGACGTTGATTGACGAGGTCATGGCGCATCTGCAGCCGGATGACGTGATCTGCATCGAGAGCCCGGCCATGCACGCCCAAGGCAGCGCGGTCGGTTTCATGTGGGGGCTGGCACACGGACTGCGGATGGCGATTTTCCGGCGCGGATGGCACTACATCGACGTGACGCCCGCCGGCGTGAAGAAGTTCGCCAGCGGCAAGGGCAATACGAAGAAGGACGAGCTGGCGGTGCATATCTACAAGCGCTGGGACTTCGAACATCCGAGCGACAACGTGCGTGATGCCTACGTGCTGGCGCAAATCGCATGGACGATGCGTTCGGGCCTCACAGTCCAGATCACAAAGCAGCAGGCTGAGGCGTTGCAGGCGATCCGTGTGTACAACGCGGCTATAAACGAATTGGGGAAGGTGGTTGAGGACTATGGGGCGAGCAAGTCGTGATAAGGGGATGCGCGGAGAGCGAGACTTCGCGGAACTGGCGGTGGAGGAAGTGACATGACCTCAATCACCTACGCCGAAAGCGTCCGACTGACGCAAGAAATCTTGTCACAACCGCCCGGCGACTGGACGCACATGCTGGATGGAAAGCCTGTCCGCGAAGTCGCCCGGCATATCGTCGGAAAACACGAGATCGTCTTTTTCCGCGCAGACGATTACTGCGGGCGTTGGATAGCGGAACAGTTTGACAAGCGGGCAAAGCCGTATGTGCCGGAACCGGAGCAAATGACGTTATGGTGAGGGAGGGAAAACCATGGGCGACTATCGACGCGAGATCGAATATTTCCACCGCATGTGGGCCAAAAACACTCCACGTTGCCCCGGATATGGGGAAGCGGCAGGAAGGTGTGACGGCATACCTCTGGATGGTCGAAGATATTGTTTTGAATGCTCACTGAAAGAATTTTCAGACACCCAAAGAGGGAGGGAAAAGGGATGAAATGCCTGTGCGGACAAAAGATGAAGCGTCCTCCACTCCCTTTCGACATATGGGGACAAGCCTTGTGGGAATGTGATTCTTGCGGGGCCGTAATGAAGCAAGTGATCCGAGGAAACCCCGAAAAATGGACGTTCATCTTCTGGCATATTCTCTATTTGTTCGGTGTGCATAAGAAGTGGTGGATTAGGACAGGTGAAAACGGGAACGGGAGGGAAAAGGGATGACCGGATTCCAGATCACATGTTTGCGGTGCGGAACGTCGATGGACGTGAAGCCCGGCTTTCGTGATGTTTCGGACGAACCGATCAGATTCGGTACTGATCTTCACGATTTCGTGCAATGCAAATGCGGAAATGAGATCCATAGCGGCTACGAATATGCGCTTGAAAAGGAAGTCTGCACCTGGGTTGATGCTTCGATGAACGGCGATGATCGCTGAGATTGTGAGAGAGGAGTTGGAAAGAGTGAGTAACCAAAAGACCACCTTCACCATCTATGGTCGAAAGATTATGTCCATTTCCGGAAACCTTACCGATCTCGATGTCGGCGACAAAGTCACCTACCTTGGGGAGATGTATCGGGTGACTGGTTGTATCCGATCCGACGGGGAATGTGAAATTCGGCTGAAAAAGATCGAGGAAGAAGACTATGCGGCACGCTTGGACGCCCGCCCGGGTGAAAATTGCGAAGGCGCGATATAGCGCGGATCGCCTGGATCGACGAATCAACCGCCTACGGCAACGATTGCCCCGGCGGAAAATGTGAGATGTGAAAGGAGCGAACGCCAATGAGTGACCAAACCGAAGTCCAGCGGCTGCGGGCGGCGTTGGAATACATTCGCTCATTCCCGTTTGCGGAGCAAAACGATGATATACGCTGCATCCTTCGCACGGTAGATGAAGCCCTCTCAACCCCAACAGGTGCGCAGAAAGGAGCTGACCAAGCGTGATTGCGAACCAAATCATTGATGACTTGGAGAACGGAGAAACCGTTAAATTATCATTGCTTCAATGTAACGAGTGCAAGAATGTGATGGCGGTAGAAGATATTGAAGTCGAACATTGCCCGAAATGTGGATGGGTAGGGTATGGAGAATTAGAGCTATTATATCGTGAATTGAATTGTCGTTTGCAACTATAACACAAAAGGAGCTGACCAAGCATGATTAAGTTGACACTTAGAGATGGTACGCCATGGTACGTAAATCCTGATCATATCGTTGATATTTATCCGCGTAAGGACGTCGCTACTGTTGTTGGAACAATCAAAGAAGAAATTTCTGTCACCGAATCCCCCGATTGTTGAAAATGATCGAGGTCGAGGAAACACCAGTTTGTTCTAGCGTTTATGGTCTGTGTGAATGATTTTGGAGACGGGACGATCTATGTCATGTTCTCGGCGGTGGAAGTTAAAAAGGCGGTTCAAAAGATTTTGGACGAATCCACCGTCTACGGCATCGACCGCCGGGACGGGCGTTGTGGGATGAGTTTCCGAATATCACCTGATTTCATTACGTCTTTGTTGTTGCGAGCTCGAAACGATTCTGTTACGAGGGGGTGATCGGATGGGATACGCAATAGATGAGCAGGAAACGACGTGCGTGTATGACAAGTCGACAAACCAATGGACCGTCTACACCTGCGCTCGGAATCACATCGGCCGGCTGCTCCGACGATTCGGCGAACCGTTCTGGAAAGAAACCGAACCGGACAAGCACGGTGAGCCGCGGATCATCGCGGCAAAGTGGCGGGTGCCGGGGAACGCGGTCAGATTCGTCAAAATCTCCGCAGATAACGGGACTTTTTCGGACGATCAATCCGAGGAAGGGTAAATCTACTGACTCATCACTTCAATTAATTAAACCCGCGCTGAACGCGCACAAAGGAGAGGGAAACGATGGTTCAACTGAATGTGTTGTTCAAAAAGATGCAGAAGGACGACAAGAAGGAAGTGCTGCACTTCCAGGTGCAGGGCGACGAGCTGCCGGACGCGCAGCAACTGGTTGAACTGGCCGGCGGCATCGTGGTGTTCGAGGTCGACGGCTGCGACGCTGGCGAGCTGAACGCCGAGTTCGCGACGCTTCAACGGGATTCGAAGAAGACTGTGCTCAAGATGAACATCAAGGGCGACAGCGAGGACAAGGCCGTGAAGCTTTACCGCTACGCCGGCCGAAACGTGACGCTCAAACTGCAGGCGGCGCAGATGACCGTGGACGAATTTTACAACGAGGAACCGCATGAGGGGATTGAATACCGGGTGAATCCGGACGGAACGGCTGACGTGGACCAGCAGCAGGTGACGCTCGAAGAGGCTGCGGAGCTGGCCGAGCAGGGCGAGCCGGAAGACGAGGATGATCTGCCGATTTAAGGGGGTCTGAACGATGAAGTCAATTAACCAAATGATTCAGGAGATTCACGACAACGCCGTTAGCAAGGGCTGGTGGGTCAATCCGCGATCATTCGGAGAATTGATCGCCTTGATTCACAGCGAAGCGTCGGAGGCGTTGGAGGACTTCCGGGCGGGCAATTCGCCAAATGAAGTGTGGTACGAAAAAGTAATCGATGGCCAGGTTGTGCGTCGGGGTGTGCCTGTTGATGAAACATGGAAGCCTTGCGGCATCCCCAGCGAGCTGGCCGACATCGTGATCCGCGTCATGGATGTCTGCGGTCGGTACGGTATCGACTTGGAGCAAGCCATCATGGAGAAGATGGCGCACAATCGGACCAGGCCGCAACGACACGGAGGAAAGGTCATTTGAACCAACCGCCCCGGCTGCGATCCGGCCGGGGCGCCCGAAAGGGGGGCGATACCGTGGAACAGATTGCCTGGGGTGCTGAACTTACGCCCGAGCTGGACGAGCTGGACAAGAAGGCCACACAGCGGGCGGTCGAAAGAGAACTTGAAAAGTACCGGCTCTACAAGTATCTGGCCTTCGATGAGCGCGAGGCAACAGTAACGGCCAGTTACGAGCTGCGCGAAGGCGGCAGCGGCAACAAGACCAGCGATCAAACGGCCGAGATCGCGATCCACAACGTCGATGAGCGGGAGAAGCGTCGGGCGCACATCGAGCGGATCGAGCAGGCGGTCAATCGGCTGCCGCACAAAGAGGCGTTCCTGATCCGTGAGCGGTACATGACGAAGGATGCGGAATACATCACGGATTACCACGTTTACGCACATGTCTTCGACCCGCCGATCAGCGACAAGACGTATATAAAAATCCGCTGGAAGGCAGTTCGGAGACTAGCGCTGGCGCTGGGGGTTGCGGTTCCGGTCAACCGGGACGACCAGGCGCGCATACCCTGATACCGGAGGGGTGCGCATGAAAAAACAGGATGACTTCAACTTCGAAGAAATCGAGGCGCAGGTCGTCGAATACATCCCCACGCCGCACGGACGAATCGGCATCATCATTCCGGATAACGAACCGACAGAAGAACAACTTGACCAGCTGTACAAAACCATCGCGGACGCGATAATCGAATCCACAGACAAAAAGAGAAGCGCCACCTGAAACGAGGGGCGCTTATTTGTTGGTCTGATTTTTGAAATAATCAGTATATACACGACAAGACGACGCGAGACATCGCGCAACAGCTGTTCATCAGCGAAAAGACTGTGCGGAATCATATATCGAATGTGACGGGGTTTGAAACACGTGCGCCTTACGGGACTCGTCGTACTGACAGTTTCGGTCTGGTATAATAAAAGCAGTGATTTGGTTGAGCGGGGGGTGTTCACATGGAATGGTCTCAGGTCAGAAGCCACTATCCTTCTCAGTGGGTTCTGGTTGAAGCGATTGAAGCCTCTACAATTGACCGCAAGCGGGTAATAGAGCAAATGTCTGTTGTCGACTCGTTTGGCGACAACAGCATAGACGCCATGAAAAAGTATTTGCAGTTGCACAAAGAGAACAAAGAACGCGAACTTTACGTCGTCCATACTTCCCGCGACCATCTGGATATCGAAGTCACGACATGGACCGGGGCACGTGCATCCATATGAAATTCGAAGTAAAATACGGATTGCCCTTTACAGAGGTTGTTTTGCTGCATCATGGCGTGGAGAAGCGGGTATCAAATGTACTGATTGATACCGGTTCTGCCGCGACATTGCTTTCAGCTGAAATTGCGCTTGAATTGGGTTTGGAACCTGAGCCCGAGGACGTCATCCGTGCGATGCATGGTATTGGCGGAGCGGAGTATGTGTATGAAAAGATCATTGATCGTTTGGTACTTCATGAAGCCGCCGTCAATCAATTCAATGTCCAAGTAGGCGCAATGGATTATGGTCTGGACATAAACGGTATTATAGGCATGGACTTCTTGCTCTCAGTCGGTTTGATCATCGATTTGCGAAATCGCGAGATATTTGCCGGATGATCTCATGCATCTCTCATAGTCCAACCTTCCTCTCGAATATAATTAACCGAATCATCCGGGAGGAGCGGCCATGCCATGCGCAATCGACAGCATTCGATCCGGATCGAATACCGGTATGGCGCGGACGATCTGCTTGAGATCGTGAACGAATTGGCCAGGGATACCGTGCTGAAAACCGGCGGCCCGTCCGCGATCCGCAACCGGACAAAAAAAAATGACCGACCGCGTACAAGCAGCACCACAGACCATGTGCAAAGCCGTTTGATGAAACCGCGTCAAACGGCTTTTCTGCATCATCGGGGAGGCGATCGCGTTGTCTCATCGGGCCAAACCGGTCGCGGCGATCTACGTGCGGGTCAGCACGACGAAGGCGAGCCAGAAGGATAGCCCGGATCACCAGGAGGGCATTTGCCGGGAGAAGGCGCGAATTATGGGGCTGGAAGTGCCGGATGAGCTGGTCTACGAAGACCGCGACAGCGGCACCAGCATCATCGAACGCCCGGCGATCCGGCGGCTGCTCGCGGATGCGCAGGAGGGGCGGTTTCAGGCGGTTCTTTTCGCTTCGCTGTCCCGTTTTTCCCGCGACCTCGTCGACTCGATGGCGCTCAAGCGCATGCTGGTCGACGCGCTGAAGATCCGGCTCATCTCGATTGACGAGAATTACGATTCCGGCGTCGACCAGGACGAATTCAAGTTTCAGATCTTCTCGGCCGTCAACCAGAAGCAGAGCGAAATGATCAGCTTAAGCTCGCGCCGCGGCATCCGGCAATCGGCCTTGAAGGGAAATTTCATCGGGAGCATTCCGCCGTACGGGTACAGGAAAGCGGTGATCGACGGGCGAAAAACGCTCGTTCCGGACGAGGCGGAGCGTGCCGTTGTGCGGGAAATTTTTCGTCTCTATACGGCTCACAAGCTCGGAGACAAAGCCATCGCGAGCGTGCTCAACGAACGGCGCATTCCGTCGCCCAAGGGCGGCGTGTGGGGCGTCACGACCATCCAGCGCATCCTGCAGAATGAAGCCTACACCGGCGTGAACGTGTTCGGCAAATACGAAACGGTGAAGGTCCACAGCCTGACGGATTTGCACGATCGGCGAAAAAAGCTCGTCCAACGCGACAAGTCGGAATGGGAGCGCCCCGCTGTCGGAAAAACGCACGAAGCGATCATCGCCCCGGAATGGTTCCAGGCGGCGCAGGAGATCCGGATGCGGCGGGGAGGGGGAAAGCGAGGCGGTGTCCGCAACCGCAGAAACGTGTTCGCCGGGCTGATCCGCTGCGGACATTGCGGCGCATCCATGGTCAGCATGAAGTCCAAGGCGTACCGTTATCTGGTCTGCTCGAGGCGCAGAAGGCAGGGAGACGCCGGCTGCCGGAACGATTACCGGCTGCCGTACGAAGCGTTCAGGGACGCGCTGCTGGAGGACTTGTCCGAACGGCTGTCCGCCGTCGCGCATGCGGATGAGTTGTTCGAACAGCATCGCGGGTTGATCCGGGACGATCCGAACGACCACGAGAGGGAAATCGCGGAATTGAGCGCGAAGATCACGCGCTGCCGGGAAGCGATCCACATGCTGCGCAAAGACTGGGTGGACGGCCGGCTGGACCGGCAGCAGATGGAATTTGAGAAAAGCCGTTTTGAGCGGGAGATTCGGCTGCTGGAGGAACGGCTGGCGGAGAAAAAGGCGAACGCGCCGCGGCGGGAGGACATCGGTGATACGCATCAAGATGTCCGGGACGCTTTGGAAAATCTGCTCGATTTGAATTACGACGACGGGGAAGAGTTTGACGAATTGCATCTCATTCTGCGGAAACTGATCGAGAGCATAACGGTGTCAAGAAGCGGGGTTGTGACCGTAAGGACCGCGTTTCGGGCGGATACCCGTCCTGACCCCGGAACGCCGTCCCCGGACCGTTCCGCGGATGAGACAGTCCGGGTGTGACGGTCGGCCCGCAGTTACTTTTACGTTATCACAAGGTCACCTCAACTCGAATGCCATGCGGAATGGGTTGACTTTGCCATCATACCGGCCGAATGTTTCCGGAATATGTCGATTCATCGATACAAATTGAACTTTTTCTATATTTTTGACGAGTTACGGATTGTTCAGGAGTCGTTTATAATTCAATCGAATGGTATAATCGCCGGTCGTGTCGGGACGAAAGGACCGGGCCTTCGATGCGTTCAACGGCCCCCGTGTTTCCCGCATGCCGGGATTCCCGCCGGGATTGACGTGCTGGCGGCTGCGGTGATCTTCACGAAGTTTGCCGGTCTCATGAATGGGCCGGCAATGCAGCGGGTCACCCCTTTGGTCCAGTTCAGGGGTGTCCCGTAATTTGTCTTCGGCCATGCCATGACGATTCCCGGGGGGCTGCCTGTGAGAGAGAGACGCGACCGGTTGTTCGTGCCGCTGAGAATCCGATACATCGTCTGGCTTTTCCTGCTGATCACGATCCCGTTCTTCATCAGCGGCCTGCTGACCTATCGGCAATATTCGCAAAATGTGGAGGAAGACACGACCTCCTTCACCCGCCAGATCATCGGCCAAATTTCCCTGAATCTGGACCGGTACGTCAAGGATATCGAGCGGGTGACGCTGGCGCCGTATTACGACAACAACGTCATCGCCATTCTGAAAAATCATCTGGCGAAGCGGCCGGGGGGCAACTACGTGTCCACGGAAGAGATGGCGAAGATCAATCTGATGGTCTCGTCGCTGGCCATCGACCGCAACGAGCTGCAGGGCATCGCCATCTTCGCTTATGACGGCAGCCTGTTCAGCAACCTGCAGGAGAGCATCAGCAAGCATTGGGAGCCGGCGGACAACGCATGGATCGAAGAGGTTGAGGCCGCCGACGGAGAGCTGGTCATCCTTCCGCCGCATACGGCGAGCTATTATGTCGGCCGGCCGAAGACCGTCGTGTCGATTGCCCGCGTCATCCGCGCGACGAAGACGAACGAGCATCTCGGGATCGTGAAGGTGGACCTGACCGGAGACGGCATGGAGAAGGTGCTGGGCACCGCGAATTTCGGCTACAACAGCCGGATTTACATCTCCGACGGCAAAGGGCGGCTCATCTATCCGCTCGCGGGCGACAGCGCGCTCCCGCCCGCCGGGAGCAACATCGTGTTCGACGGCGAAACCTTCATTGCCGATGCGATGCAGTCGTCCTATACGGGACTGAAGGTGACGGGGCTGATCCCCGAGAAAGATCTGCGGGCGGGAGCCCGAGAGCTGGTCCGCTACACGCTGTTCATTTCGCTCGGATCGATTCTGCTGGCCTATTTTATCGCGGGATTCGCGGCGAACCGGCTCGTGCATCCGATCCGCCAGCTGGAAATGAAGATGAAAGAAGTGCGCCGAGGGAATTTCCGCGTGCGGGCGAAGGTCAACCGGAACGACGAAATCGGCCGGCTGACGGCGGGATTCAACATCATGGTGAGCGAGCTTGACCGGCTCGTCAAGGAGCTGTACGAGAGCCGGCTGCGGGAGAAGGAAGCGGAGTTCTACGCGCTGCAGAGTCAGATCAATCCGCATTTCATCTACAATACGCTCGAATCGATCAACTCGCTCGCACTCGAGTCCGAGCGGCACGAAATGTCGGATCTGGTCGTCAACCTGGCGCGGCTGCTCCGCTACACCGTCGACAAGAAGGAGAACTTCGTGCTGCTGAAGGAAGAGATCGCCTTCGTCGAGGCGTACCTGCAGATTCAGCAGTCGCGGCTGGGAGACAAGCTGCGCTCCGAGATCCATATCGAATTCGGGCATGAGTACCTGGTCGTCCCGAAGCTGATTCTGCAGCCGCTCATCGAAAATGTGGTGGAACACGCGCTCGCGGCCGACCCGGTGACGGTCAAACTGTCCTCCGCGCTGGAAGAGAATCAGGAAACGCTTATCATCACCGTCGAAGACGACGGCGCCGGCATGAGCAGCGAGCGGATTCGGCAGGTCGAGCAGCATATGTACGCGGAGCAGGAAGAGATTGCGGGTATCGGGAAATTCGGCGTGAAGCGCAAGGAGTTCGCGCTGCGCAACGTCCACTGGCGGCTGCGTCTGCTCTATGGCGAAGGCAGCGGACTCCGCATCGACAAGAAGGTCGCCGAGGGAACGCGGTTCATGCTGCGCATGCCGGTGAATTACGGGATGAACGAGCAGGGTGAGTTAACATGA